GTCCAATATCTTACGACTGTAGATAACCCACGACAACTGCTCTGGGCTGTTGAGGTTGATAGGTGTATCACCCATCAGCTTACGTACATGAACTTGTAAGTCGTCAATAAGCTGACGCTTCTCCTGTTCAAACTCTTGACGCACCTCATCCAGCTTGGCAACATCAACACTGAAGCCACGCTGATAGATACGTGACAGGCATACAGCTACCTCATTGGTGAGTGTCACTGTAGGCATGAGCCTTGCATCTGCCTCTGTGTTGAGGCGATATACTAGCTTGTCAGACAGTTGCTGTGTAGCATGTAGGTCAGCAGATAGATACTCAGACAACTCAGCGTGAGGAATGTCACGAGTAGAGTAGCCTTTCTTGAAGTACTCCTTGAGTGTGTCCTGCTTCTTAGTATCCAACTCATAGCGTTCGGCACAAGCCTCAAGTGATAGCGGCTCTTTGATACCACGCTGTAACACATACTCTGCAAGCATCGTGTCAAAGACAGCACCATCATACTTGAAACCAGACTCCCACAGCCACAGCAAGTCATGTGCGGCATTGTGCATGATAAGAACAGTAGCGGCATCAAGAAACTCCTGTACCAATACGTGTCCACCTTCATCTGCATCCACCTCACTGTGGTCAAAGGTAACGATACGTTCAACACCTTGGTCAGTCAACATACCCACCATAGTCAGTGAATTGTCAGGCTCAAAGGGGTCAAGGTGCATCTTACCACCACGCTTGGTGACGGTGTTCTCTACATCAAGTGTTAGCTTCATCCTTCGTACCTCGCTGTCAGATAGTCCAACTCACAGTTCACCATACCGTGCCAGCCATTCAGCTTGTTCTTCACGATGTTCATGTGACGTAGTGGGCTATCTTCTTCCTGTCCTTCAACGGTAGGTGACTTACCAATCAGTATCATAAGGTCAGCCTCTGCCGCCTTACCAGTACGTGAGCCTTCCATCATAGACTGATTAAGTTGTGACCGTCCTTCTGCCTCTGCCGATAGCTGAGACATATAGAATACGGCACAGTCATACGTCTTGGCAATCTGCCTAGCATGAATAGCACAAGCCTTGAGTGCTTCGTCAGGACGAGAGAAGCTACCAGCAGTCTGGAACTTATCACCCATGTCAAGCACAAGTATGTCAGGCTTGTATGACTTACATACAGACTCAACCCAATTCATATCACGACCACCAGCTTCTTTGATTCTGATGTTGCTCATCACTGGTTCATATAATGACCTAGCCATTTGCATGTTAGCCTTGACATCACGGGCTGACATACCTGCGGCGGCTGTCAAGTATCTAGCACCAACACGGTGGGTAGGCTCCTCATTACATAAGATGACACACTTAGCACCCTGTGATGCAAACCCACCCGGCGCGGCTATCAAGCTGGCGTGGAAAGAAGTCTTGCCAGTGTTAGGCCGTGCGCCTACCTCAATCAACTGACCACCACTGACACCCTCAACCTTACGTGTTACGCTAGGTATATTGAATGACCACTTGGCTTCTAGTTCAGCCTTCGCCATCAACGTCTCAATGCTGATGTCATCCCACTCAATCTTGAGATTAGGAGTGAAGTCATCTCCGTATTGCTCAAGTAGATTGCGTAGTGCCTCAAGTGTAGCGGCAGAACCATTGACCATATCGAATCCGATATTGGCTACGTCCTCACCGATAACCTGCTGGAATAGTTTAGATAGCACCTCTTGTGCTACGTCACCACCCATAGGTTGCTCACGCTTGATGGTATTGAACAGGGATGTATAGGCTTGCTTCTGTGCAGTGGTGAGTGTCGGGTTGTTCGACATGAACAATGCCTCTATCTCATCAGGTGTAACAGTACGTTCATACCTATCCATAGCCGTATCAATAGACTCTTTAATCTTACGCACGTCCTTGCTGAACAAGCGTGTTGGACAGCGCGAACCACGATGGTCATCGTAGAACTCCTTATCCATTAGGCTTCTTATCAATGTAAGTTCCATGTGGTTATTCTCCTATCTGTCTGCGGAGAGCATCTAGCTTCTCCATGTCTGTCGGGTTTCTATACTTTATATCATCCACCAACCTCAATACGCGAACATCCGAAACGTGTCCTCGTAGTTCCTTCATCATGTGTAGCGTCTTAGGTAGAGCATCGGGGTCTAACGCTATGATTGCTGTTGAGAACTGCGAGAGATACCTTTTATGCGACTCTTGGAGAGATGTACCAAGAAGCGCAACCCCGACAAAGGAACCGTAACCAACAACGGTTGCACTCACACAGTCCTCAACAACTACTGCGACTTTACCACAACCTGACGTGTATGGCAAGCCACTATTTCCATATCTTTTCCACTTGGGTATTCGTTTACTCAATGACCTGCCAGTTGCATCAACCAGCTTGCCATCATGTACAACAGGGAATACCACACGGTCTTCCTTGACATCATACATCAAGCCATGCTCATCCTCGTGTATGCCCCATTCAGCACACCACTTGACTACAGCACGTTTGCCACGGTGCGGTACGATGTAGGTAGGCAGTTCAAACTTCTCATCTGCAAAGTCTTCTGCACCTGTGAAGCCACGGCGTATATCATCTACTGTAAGATGGACACGAGTACCACCTGATACACCACAAGATACCTTGTAACAGTTCCAGATAAGTTTACCCATGTTGTTGGTTACAGTGAATGTCTTTGTCCCATTACATGATGGGCAGTTCATCCTGTGCGTGTGTCCATTAGGTATATCTAATTCACTTACTATATTATATATGTTCATAACTATATCACTTTCTCTGCGGCAGTTAAGTGCTTTTACCATGAGACTTACGAGTTGTCAATGCATTATTTGCAGAGGCATATGTATTCTTCATGTAGGGTTTAACTGACTGTGGGTTACTGTGTCCTGTTACCGACATGATTTGTCCCATAGGCACACCAGCTTCGACCATCTGTGTCGTACCAGTGCGGCGTAAGTCCATCAGTCGTAGTTCATCAGACAGTCCAGCTTCGCGCATGACAGCCCGACCAGCTTTGGATAGTCTCTCCATACTGTACGGGTGGTACTCGCCCTGTACGGGGCTTGTACGTGGCACTACGTAGGTTTGGAATCCAAAGTCAGCCTCTTGTTGTATCAGCATAGACAGCAAGTCATCATCAATAGGTAGTGTAACTGTTGCTCTGCGCTTCGACTGTTCTAAGTACAGCTTCTTCTCATGCAGGTCAAGGTTATCCCATGTCAGTAATCGCATGTCACCTAGTCGCTGACACCATTCGTATGCCATGTGTACAATCAAGCCAAGACTACGCCACTGAAAGTCACTGTATGCAGTGTCAAGGAATTGACGTACATCATCCTCAGTCCACACAACTTTACGTTGAGGTGCTGTCTTACGCTTTACACTGGCAAATGGATTGACTGTCGCGTACTCCATCTCAATAGCATAGCGATACACAATAGATGATACAGTACAGGTGTGATTGGCGAGGCTGATGCCCCGCGCAACCCACTCTTCGTAAGCGTGTTTGGCTTGCTTACTTGTCAACTCATCGTACTTTACATCACCAAATTCTTGACACATTACACGCAAGAAGTATTGATAGTCTTGTTTAGTTCTATCACGTAACATATTGTAATCATTAGATGTATAGTACTTGTCAACGAGTTGCTGAACTGTCTTCATCAGTATCACCATACCTTTCATTGTCTTCTTTTATATGTTCATCCGCATATTTATTTAGATACTTCTCTACAAAGTTTTCAATACCGTCACTATGAAAATGTTTGTTGTAGTTCATGCGGCGCGGAGACCACCTACCAGTAGTCCAGTAATACATGTAAGGTCTATCAGCCTTGCTGTATATTATTATAAGGGTAGCAGATTCAACTACATCATATTCTATGCCTTCATGCTTGAGGTACTCAAGACAATGCGCAAGGCTCTGGCCTGTGTCCTTTCGGAACACGGCCTCGCCCTTTGAATTAGTCCTAACATATTCCCAATTATGTTTTGTCATGCCGCTAACAACTCCTTGAACTGCTTGCTTTCAATCCACTGTGCTACCTTTGCTTCACGCTGAAACATATTCACTGCCTCAGTATCACCGCCAGTATTACGTAGCTTGAAACCATTGCGGTCATCAGCATAGCTTGCATAGTTAGTGAACGCAGAGTACAACGCCCAAGCATTGTGACCACGGACGTTAGCTTCTTGAGCATACAGCCCAAGCATCTTGTCACCTACCTTCTCTGACTTGAGCAAAGAATGGAGCATGTCTCGTACATTTGTGTACACAAGAGGCTTGTCAGCCCAGCCTTGCAAGCGTTCTGACTGTGCATAGAAGTCCTGCTTGCTACGATTAAGCTGACCAATGAATGTGTCAAGGTCAAAGCCACTGGTATTCTTACGGCGTACCTTGTCATGCTCACCACGTATCTGCCCATTGGTACAGAAGAAGTCTATAGCACCGAACAGTACAGTGTTTGAACACGTACCATCCACACCATGCAATGCAATGATGCGCTGGGCTACCTCAGTCTCATGCTTCGGGGTAGTAATCTTAGCCTTCACATTAGGCAGGGTCATGTCCATCATAGCCCAGCCATTGTGATGTGCATCACGCCATGCAATGTTAGCACCATCTACCTCATGTGAGGTAAGGTTCTCCGTTACCGTGTCCATGACACTACGGAAGAAGTCACCATGTGATGCACAGGTGAAGTCCTTGCCAACGATGGCGATAGGTTCAGCAGTGTTACGATTGATGACATACTTCTTGTCACTAACTCTTGTTGGTTCAAAGTCAACCTTGAAGTCAAGGTTCTCAGGGATATATTCTAATGGCATATCTATTCTCCTTTTGTTTGTGTAAGATGCAGTTATATCATATAAGATAGGTTGTGTCAATCACAACTGTCTAGCCTTTCTAATACAGCCATCCATACGTTCAGTTCTTCATTGAAGTATGGCGGCTTCACCAGTCTAGTCATGTAACCCAATGGGTTATACATATCCATGTAGTCCTCTACCCTACCTTCCAGCAGGTCAGGTGAACTAGCCATGATTCTGTGTTCTCGCATAGTGTTAGGCATCGTTAGCATCCTTTACTTCTTCTGCATACGCATAGTCAGACCAGTGACCATCAACCTTACGGAATGCACCTACCTTACGTAGTATCCATTCTGTACTTTCTAAATCACACACTTGGTTGTATGTGATAGGACACTTTTCATCTGTAGTCGTATTGATTTCCTTTATGATATTAATAACTTTTAGTAGTTCTTTGCGGTCATGTTCAATCATTATATTATCCTTTCTATGATTCCAGTTATTGCGTGATAGGCCATCCAACCTAGAGAGCCAAGCATACATGATAACAATAGCATTTCAATGTCATCATGTGTGTGGCAGTAGTGCTTTACTTTGTGCCATAGCTTATTCATGCTCACCTCCATTGATATTCGTAACTGTAGTTGTATTCAGCATCCAGTGACTGCCACGCATCCTCATAGGCGTGATTCCAGTTTGTGTGATAGCCTGTAGCTATGTCATCGTTGGCAATACACTTTGCCCAATGGTTAAGGCTAGGCTCGTGGTCAAGTGGTAGTTCCTCACTCATGTTCACCTCCGTTGCCTCTGCCTAGCCCACCGAAATACTGTGGCCTACGCTTGGCTGTTTCAAATACACCTGTAGTAATAAACACACCAGCTATTAGCAAGGCGTGTGCTACGGCACTGACACCAAAGACAGTAATAGAACCCACAGACATACCAAAGATAATACACCACATCCATGCCAGCACCTGCATTACCATGTGCCGTGTGTTGTTGTCTGGTATGCGTGACAGTGGGTTGTGCTTACTGTCCATGATTAGTTTGTATGCTCTAAGCATCTTGGTTCTCCTCAAACTTACAACGTGTTGTGTAGTAAGCCATCAGCATTGCGGCAACCTCTGGGAACGATTCCCAATCAACAGGTCTGCCACCTAATTGCATCTCAATCTCTGCGTCCATTGCAACTAGCATGGCGTTGACTTGTTTCGGTGGTAGGTTAAGTGTTATCATTGTCATTCTCCTTCTCTGGATACATGTGTAAGGCAGTGTAGTGTATCACTTCCCAATTAATACCAATGCAAGCGTCATGGCGATGTTCT